CTGCTGAAAAACGATAACCAACTGGCGATGTTATTCACCCTGGCCAACCTGTTTCGGGTGGACCAAATGATACGTCAGTGGGAGAGATCTCAGTAAAAACCGGAAATAACGCCAGAAATGGTGGAAAAAATAGCCTAAATAGGCTGATTCGATGTGTTTGCGGGAAAAAAATCGGCCCAGATCCGCGAAATTTTAATCAGCGAGTCAGCTTGGGAAGAAATGACCTGCTTATTCGCACCTTCCTTAAAGCACTCCGTGTGTCAAAAAAAGCAACATAACACCTGTTATGAGTGGCATCCACACGAATTATTACTGGCTATGCTGACGCAGCCAGCAGCGCCGCTTCCAGTCCAGCGAATGGATCGCCGCCGTCGCTTGCCTCGCCCTCTTCTGCGCTCCACTGAATCTGAGCATCTTCAATCGTGACTTTGCCGCCCTGCGCCCCGTACATCGCTGAAACCAGCTGAGCATTGAGAATATCTCCGCGAATATCGCCGATTGGGCTGATACGGTCGTATTCAGCCCACATCCTGAATTCGCCGACCGTCATGGTTTGTCGCAGTTCGCCCAGCGTGCGGCCCATCCGGAGCGCCAGCGCCATCAGGAACTGCATGCCAGGCATTTTTACTTTGCTTTAGCATCATCCGCGTCACGAATGAGATCAAGTGCCTGCTTCAACAGCCGGGAATGCACAGGGCCATAGATCGCTTCAACCTGTTCGGTGTCATCGACAGTAAAGACGGGCTGCAGGTCGGTATCCAGCAAAATATCGATGAAAAGCGTGACGTCGGCCCGCATCGTGCGGAAGGCCCGTTCTGAAGGGGTCAGTTCTGGTGCCTCCTGGGGCTCTTGCCCTTCCAGTGGTTTGGGTGGTTCCGGGCTGGCAATGCCCTGCCAGCGGATCCAGGCTTCTGCTGATGGCTCACGTATGATGACTTTGGCGTTATCCCACTCCGGAACGGAGACTTCTTTTTTACGAAAGCCCGCCATCGGTGCCAGTGCCAGTGCTTTAAGACTCGGTTTTGACATTAAGTTTATCGCCGGTCTCCCGGCGCTCCGTTAATTGATGGTGACGGTGCAATCAGAAGAAGTGATCACAGTGCCATCGGCATCAGTAACCACGCAGGAATAAACCCCGGCATCACCGGATACAGCGCTGGCTTTCGCAAACGTTGTGCTGGTCTGGCCGCTGACCGGCGAGGTGCCCTTTTTCCAGACGTAGGTATAAGGTGCCGTACCGCCCTGGACGACCACGCCCATAGTCAGGGCGCTTCCTGCCGCGACCGTTTGGGACGCCGGAAGGTCAGTAGCAAACGACAGGACTCCTGGGGCGTTAATATTGGTGGGTTTACCTTTCAGACGCAGCGAGAACGTTGCAGCAACAACACCGTTGGTTTGAGAATCCCAGGTGTGCTGACGTACCTCAGCGCGCATCAGGAATCCATTACCAGACGGGAAAATAACCTTAAATCCATAAACCCCGTCGTTATCGTATGCTGCACGAAGTGCATCCTGCGCCGGGTTGCGGTAGAAGTTACCGGAAAGTGACATTTCAGACGGAGCAGGAAGGCCGTTGATATTTTCCGTTTCATCCGAACAGAGCACTGTCACGTCAATATCGTTTTTCTGACCAGCGGTAAAGCTGGCCTGTTTGATAGTGCAACTCAGGTTTAACCAGGTTGCCGTATCCAGCTCTGCCGCAGTGACCGGCACAGAGGTAATCATTACTACTGTTTTTTGGGCACGTTCAAATAGTGCTGACATCGCAGCCTCCATAAATGAAAAAACCGCCAGCGGCGGTCGGATTGGATTGGTTTTTGTCAGGCAATGACCGTTATTTCGAGGGTTGCCCGATGAAGATGGGTTGTCGTGTCGTAGCCAGGAATTTTTGTCACCTCGACAGGTGAAAGAACCTGCAGGCGAGCCAGGGCGTCCAGGCGTAACGCTCTGGCTTCGTCATTCGTTTCAGCCCATACATCAACCTGAATGCGCAGTGTCGACTCTGCCTGGCCGCAGAAAACATCCCCGGCAACATCAGTCGGTATCGAGAAAATGACATAGGGAGTGGAAACTGCAGGAAGTCCGTCGCTGCCTAGCGGCACCACATACGGATAAACCCGCCCGTCTGCCAGCGTCGACAGCAGGTCATAGAGATCATCCTCTGTCATTTTGATAACACCTCATCGATAGCCTGATTCATCCGCTGCATCGCCACCTGCGTAGCTTCTTCCATGCGGGTATCAAAAGCTGGGCGAACAAACGGATGTGCAGGCGCTGTAGATGTTCCCAACTCCACGAAGCGCCAGTAAAACGCATTCCGCTTGTTGCTGGCCTTCATTGTATTGTCGCTGTTCCCAGTTCGCGGGTTAACGCCACGAATATGCACCCCAGATGAAATTTCACCGCGACGGCGACTTTTCTGGGTGACGACAACAACGTTTTTCTTCAGTTTTCCGGATTTCTCAGGAGCGCGATCAATCACCTCCTCGCGGAGCAATTCGGCACCAGCACGGGTCGACTCCCGGAGAACTTTATTATTTTCGGCCTTGCTGAGCGTTTGCAGATCGCGGGCAATATCCTGCAACCCGGAAAAATCCAGATTCACATCAATCATTTTTCGGTCCCCTGTTTGCAGAGAATTTCCAGCCGGGTTCCTTTGATATCCGGAACCGGAGGCCCAGTGACATTCAGGACCGCATCTTTGTATGGTCCATTCAGTACTTTCAAACGGGAAGAAGCTGAGATGTCTGTACGAAAACGCACCCAGACGCGAATGGTGGCATCAGCACGCTCAACGCCAGCGGCTAACAGCTCCCTACCGCTGATCCCTTTAACCTCGGCCCAGATAGTTTTTCCATCAGCCCAGCTTTCTACCGGCTGGCCGGAAGGTGTTTTTGATATTGTGAAGTTCTGAATAGTGACGCGATGCCGTAATCGTCCTGCCTGCATAATTCCTCCTAGAGCGGAATATAGCGGTACGGCTCTATCAGCGATGTAAAGCCAAATGGGATGCTGGTTTTTGCTGCGTCTGACGACTCTTCTCTGTTTTCATACCAGTGCCCGACAAGCAGCATCAGCGCCAGGAGGATGTCGTCAGCAATCACCAGCCCGTCAGGATCAGTTTCCGGCACTTCTTCTTCATAAAGATGGCGGTTGATGAAGTTCTCCGCCTTTCGGCGCGCGGCACCATAATAGAGCGTAAGCACCTCATCTTCCGTGGTGTCGTCGATATCGATCCGACACTGCGCCCGCAACATCTCAATCGTTGTGCTCATGTGTTTTCCCTGGCCCGCAGCGAACTGCGGGCATAAAAAAACCGCCGGAGCGGTGGAGGTTGAAGCTGATTATTGCCTTAGCCGCCAGATGCCGGTTTGCCCACCAGCGCCTTAATCGCGCCAGTATCTTCAAGCACACAGTCGAAGCGATGAAAGGCCAGGAAGCCAGTCTGATCATACTCTGCGTAACGCTCAACCAGCCGTTTCAACGTCATGTAAGTGACACGACGAACGATAAAGCGGTTAAAATCGCCGAAGTAGGCAAATTTGGCACCAGCCGCGATATCAGGAATAGCCTGGTCAACGACATACGGCACCTGCAGAACAGTAGCAGGTGCGCCACCGATAATGTTCGGCAACCAGAGCGGGCGGCCCTGTCCATCCTCCATTTCCTCCACCAGCTGCAACGTTGCATCGTTAAAGGCCCAGCGCACCTTTGGACCGTTACGATATGCCGGGTCGACAGAGTGCTTCAGTGCGTTCAGCTCTTTCCAGGTAAAGGTGGTCGCTGCTGCGGTATTTTTGGTGCCAGTTACCGACGCTGCCAGCCCTTTAGGCTGCAGCGGGGTGCCGGTGCCGGTCCCTAATACCAGATACTTCGCTTCACCACGTCCGATACGAGTGGCGATACGCGCGGCCAGGAACGCTTCGATATCTACGCCGCTGTCCTGGAGCAGTTCATTGGATACGCGAATGATTTTAGAGGACAGTTTTTTAGCCCCCAGCGTTGCACCGCCGAAAGACACGTCTTCTTCACTGGTTTCAGTGTTTTCGCCCAGCAGTTCACCTTCTTCAGTGGTACCGTCAGAGGTTGCCCAGTCAATGTCCTGGCCGTTGGCGGTATTCAGAATCTGCGCCACACTGGCAATTCCACCGTAATCTTTCAGTGCTTCGACGATCTTATTGCGGAACTGGGTTGGTACGGTGTACCCCCCTTTTTCATCCGGCGTCGTGCCCTGAGCACGCAGCTCCTTTAAAGCCTGGCGTTCTTCAGCGCTCATCTCGCCAAGACCACGGCGCAAAAACGCATTAAACGCCGCAGCACGACGTTCGTTAGCCTGTGCTTCCAGGTTTGCTGGATCACGATTCTGCTGCTGGCGCTGTTCCGGCTCGTTTTCGTGGATATAGTCCTGATCTTGGCGGCGCAGTTCCTCTTCGCGTGCAATACGCTCATCAAGGGCGTCAAGCTCCGATTTTGCAGCGTTCCACTGAGTACGCTGTTCATCGGTCCAGGGGGTATCACCAATTTGGTCATGCAGGGCACGCATATCTTTGGCGATGGTGTTACGTTTTTGCTTCATTTCATGCAGTTTCATGATTTTTCCTTACGCGTTAAGAAGGGTCAGCAGGCGCTCACGCGCCATTCGTTGATTAATGGCGTTCTTTAGCGCACCGCTGTCGCGCGCCTCCTGCCAGGCTTTCATCGATCGGACGCCGGAGTCGGCCTCCTGATATGCGGGATAAGTCACCGGACTGACATCAAACAGCCGGGAAAACTTCGATATTTCACGAATAACGATCCCTTCATCGTCCTGGTACCAATTTTCACCGTCATGGGATACCCGGAAGGCAAAAGATGACTGGTTAATGTCACCGCGCATCATCGGCGCCAGCACCAGATCGCGGATAGTTTGCGTATCCGGCGCTGTAATGTCGTAACGCAGGCCGCGCTCATCGACAGACAGGGATAGCGTCCCGGCAGCGCTCCGTCCGAGAATAAAGTTGGGGTCATGGTTAAACAGCCCGCGGACATCATCATTCAGCACATCGTCAAATGCTCCGGGCTTGATGATTTCACGGAATCCCCATAGGGGTTCAGAACGGCTGTTGAACACCGAGCCATAGCCCAGAATGCGGGTAGGTTCATCGGTGCGTTGCTCGGCTCTGACCTCCCCGCTGTAACAGCGCGTTTCACGGTCATTCATTGGGCTTTTCCTCGTCGGTTTTAGGTGCCTTAAAATCGTCTGCGGGGTTCGCGGCGTTAACGCTCACCAGCATTTCATCCAGGCCATCTACCGGATTCATGTCTTCGAAGGCTCGCGCTTCATTGCGGCTCATCCAGCCATCAGTGATCGCAAAGTGGTAGAACTGGGCACGTTCCTGCGGGGTCCCGCGTAGCAGGCCTGTCAGGTTAAACCTGACGTAATATCCGGCAGCCAGTTCAGCACGGGTGAACAGGCGGCGATTGAGTTCCTGTTCCCAGTTCGTTACCCACGGCATGATCGTGTATCGGACAAACTGAATGGCCTGCTGCGTAATATTTGAGAAAGTTGCTTTTTCGAGATCGTTAATCATGTGCGCCGGTACATTAAATATCCCGGCAATCATCGACCGGTTCAGCTTCGACATATCAATGATCTGGGCATCAACCGGGGAAACGGTGAGCGCTTTGTAATCCAGCTCTGCCGGGAGAAGCATTGTTTTATTCTCCTGGCTGCGCAAAGCAGCTGTAGCTTTTTGCCACATGCTTTTTAAACGCCCCCAGCTTTCTTCATTCAGCTGGTTTTTCACCGAAATAATGCCAGCGGGTCGCGCATTACCGTTGAAGAATGAACTGGTATAAGCCTGCCCGCTCATCCCCATGCCTATCGTCTCGGCATGCTGCATAATTGGGCTAAGCCCCATTTTCTGGTTGTTACCCAGCGCCCGGATATGCACCATATCGTCGGGATTGACGGCAAACGCCCCCTCTTCGTTGTAAACGCCATAGGTATACCGACCACCCGTGTTAAGCAGTGTCGTTTCCCAGGGCATGCAGCATTCCAACCCGGAAACTTCACCACGACGGGAACGCTTCACCCAGGTGTAACCATTCCCCCAGCCCAAAATATGACGCTGTTTTAACTCACGCCACTTATAGCTGGTCTGCCACATATTCGGCTCATCGTGAACCAGGTAAAACACAGGGTGATCGCGGGCAGCTTCAACCTTGTTATTGGTTTTCCGCATAACATGCAGCGGCATCTGAGCGATATTCGAAGAGATAACGTAAATACAGGCATACACCGCAGCCAGCTTCATCGCCGTTTGCGGGCTGACAAATACGTCTCGGGCAAACACGTTATCGGTTTCAGCCGATTCACTCGTGATCGGCGTGGCCGGATTTTCCAGTGGTTCACTGCGAAAAAGAGCATCAAGCAGCATTATTCCCCCTCATTGCCGCTAACAGCGCATAAATGAGTAGCAGGGTTCCCGACATCATCAGAGACATCGCCAGACCGAACTGGAGATACACGCCTGCAGCAAGCGAACCGAACCCGGTAAGCCCGATAACATCAGTGATTAGAGTTTTCATAGAAGTAAAAGGTCTTCGTCAGGATCGATAGTGGACAGGAAGTCAACTTCACCACCACCGTTAACAAGCAAGCGACTCATCGCAATAAACATCGCGACAGGACCGTCAATTTTGTTTTCAGGCGTGGCCTTGTTGGGGAAAATATTCTCGTTTTTGTCTGGTTTGACAGTGACGTTTGACATCATCCATGTCATCACTGGATTGCCATCGTGATGAAAACGCCCGGCGTAAATTTTCGCCTCGACTTCCTTCATTGCTTCAGACAGGTTTTTAACCGTCTGAGGGACTTCAACAATTGGTACACCTTCAGCTGCTACCGACAAAGCAAACTGAGTGGCACTCCACGGGTCGTATGCAAACTCGTTCAGCGAGTCACCTCGCGCCCATTCGATCGTTTCCTCTTTAATTACTGCATGGTCAACGACATCGCCATCGGTAAACTGAAGAAATCCAGCGAGATTCCATTTTCTGTAAAGGTCCGCCTGCTGCTTGGAACAGGCTTCCAGCCGACCTTCAGGTATCCAGAATCTGGAGCGGACATAAACATCGCCATTTGGAGCAAGCCAGACTTTAACTGCAGCTGAAATATCAATTTTGTTGGAAAGGTCAACGCCGAGCCACATTGACCAGTTGGCTGAAGTGGAGTCGTCCCACTCGTCACGGCATTTTTCCCAGCGCGCCATATCCATCCATGCTTTTTCACCTTGCACCCAGATATTGAGATGCTTGGTAAAAAAACCGACACGCGCCGCCACCTGCTCTTTCGCCTTTTTAGCCAGACGGCGCATATCGTCCCAACGCTTACATATCCCCAGGCCGGGATTTGCTTTCGGCCAGTTTGCCTCGTCGAAAGGATCGTCCCCCTCATCCAGGGTATAAATCAGCGCAAAATAGCTGTCATCCTTAATTGAAAGTGGGTCAGGGTTATCAAAGTTCTTCAGAACCTTGATTGCATAATCACGTTGCTCGTAGCAGATACCTTCTTTATTAAAACCCGCAGTAGTGATTGCAAAAATAAGGGACTGCAGGCGCGCCCCGGTCGCTGTTTCCAGAACTTCCCAGACGTCACGGGTTTTATGTGCGTGCAGCTCATCAACGATCCCGCAGTGAATATTAAGGCCGTCGAGGTTATTCGCATCACTGGCTACAGGTTCGAATTTTGAGCCCGTCCGCTCCTGGTGAATATTTAGCTTGTTACTACCAAACAAACGGCCCAGTGTTTTCGGAGCCAACTTAATCATGCGCTTCGCATCATCAAACACGATGCGGGCCTGATCCCTGGTTGTTGCTGCGGAATAAACCTCAGAACCACCCTCACCGTCGGCACCAGTCATATAAAGCCCGATGCCAGACGAAAGCGTTGATTTTGCATTTTTACGCGCTACTTCGTCATAGGCGGTACGAAAGCGACGCACAAACATGGGGTCGCCATCGTCGTCAAGAATGCTCTCAAACGTTATTTCGTCTATCAGCGGGACGACAAACCCGAAAAGGTTAATCAGGATGAAGGTGTGCCAGTCCATCAACTCGATCGGCTTGCCGGTCAAGTGCCCCTTCACATGGGGGACGAAGTTATAAAAATCGAGAACGTGCTGGGCGCGGCCTTCATCAAAATAAACACCGCGCTCCGGGCCGTGCTCTAAATCATGAAAGAACCGCTGGCACGCAAGACGCACCAGTTCGCCAGCAACGATATCGCCAGATACCACGCGCTCGGCGTAGCGGAATCCATCTGCAACGGTTGCCATTCATCATTTGCGCTTTTTAAGAAATTCTTCCAGTGGGTCGGCTTCTGCCGGGCCTTTTGCACCAACCTTTGATCGGCTGGCAGGTGTCATGCCGAATTCGCTCAGCATCGCTCTGATCCGTTTCCACGCATCAGCCTTCATGACTGCTGCAGGGTGCGGTTTTATCATTCTGATTTCCCGCTCCCCTCCTTCATCTGAATCATCTTCGCTGTAGACGGCATAGGTGTAACCTTCACGATCAAGCGTGTCGCAGTGATGCCGGTATTCAACATAGGCTTCTATCAACAACTCCAGCGCTTTAGCATCAAGCGTGGTCAACACGCCGACGGCATCAAGTTCATCACCAATACGTTTGAACCAGTACTTACCCTGTTTATCGAAATGTTTCGGTATTGGGGGGACCCCTGACGGGGGTTTTGGCTCGTTCTTATTGATCGGGCGCTTGGATGGGTTCCCCTTCACTAAAGCCAGATGTGTCGGGGTTTTCGGTGGTCCTGGCATAATCGAAAACTCCTATTAATCATTGGATGGGGGACCCCAAAAAAAGTTTTCTAACCTGCGGCGGTGTGAAAAAAGGTTAGGCGGCGGTCCTTTTGGCCTTTGCCGTCAGGGATTTGACCCCGCCCCCGCCCTGCCGATGCCCAAATGAGAATTGATGTTATTTGACAGCTTCGTGCACGATTTTCGCCAACTTGCGGCTTGGGGGACCACTGTTACCAATTCGAGGACTGAAGACCTTGTTAATATCCCAGCCAGCCCTGAGTCGGTACTCAATAGAGTTCCGGGAAATCCCCAGATAATCAGCCCATTCGTTAAGACACATCGTCTTGCCATGAGCGGTATATCTGCGACTTGAGTTCTCTCGCATTGCCCTTCTCATCTTGTCTACGCCTCGCTTCTGGTTACACACGGGGCAACTTGGCACAAGATTGTCAGGCTCGTTGTTGGTCTTACAGTCATCAAGGTGGTCTATGTGAAGAGTGTCCCAGCCCACAGTCTTAGCGCACCAGTGGCAACTGAATGGACCAGCGCCATATTTGTCGTAATACACCTTGCGATGCTCATATACCCGTGAACTACCGCATGCTAAGGGATGATCTGGCGCATACACTAGGAGATACCCTCCAGTGTGCTCCAGCTTGCCATCCTTCCTGGTGCTAAGTTTCTCTGTAGAGCCGTGACGCCTAACGCGCATGTAGTGTTTCTCACAATACGGACTATTGCGGGACCGTACCAATAACCCGCATCCTTCCACTACGCAGAAGGTATCGGCGTGCGAAAGCCCTGAATCATTCGATGATCCAGTCATGTTCACCTCATTATTTAAAAGCGCTTCAGCCGTTCAACGGCGGTCTTCGATTTGTGGCAGGCATAACAAATTGATTCGAGATTCGAATCATCATCGGTACCCCCATGAGCCTTAGCCTTGATATGGTCCACGGTCTTAGCTGCTACCGCGCGACCGTTACGCAGACAGCCCTGACACAGGTGATTGTCACGCTTAAGGATGCGGGCCCGCTTAATATCCCACTGGCTACCGTAGCCACGCTCGTGGCGACTCTTTCCCTGTTGATGCTGTTGCCAGCCTTCATTACGGTGCTTCTCGCAGTAGCCTGAGCGGTCGGTGGTTGTGCCTGCGCATCCACGCTTACGGCATGCACGAGGAATTAATGCGGGCATGATTACGTCCTTATGAGATGAGCATTATCACAGGCACTCAATGAATGCCTGTTGTAATGCAACTAAAAAAGCCACCCGCAGGTGGCCTTTGTGATGCGATAGTATAAATATTAATCTTCAGGAAATTTACTAATCGCATTGATGATAGGCGTTAACGAGAAGCCTACGCCAATACCAGGGTTGGCATTCATTTCAAGCATCTTGGTAACTACCTGCAAAGAACGACCAAACATATCAGCTAACTGCCCAAAATCTATCCCCATAATTCCAACGCTCATACCCTGTGAAGCTTGGGCTAAATAATTCCTTAGCTGAATGGCCTCCCTACTCAACTTCTCAGCATCTCCACCCAACATAAAACGGCGCTGAGTTACCATACCTATGGCGTCACCAGTGCATGCATCAACTACTGGGCCACCAGAGTTTCCACCGTTAACCATCCCATCAATAGAAAACATCCCCTTCTCAAGAGGGGCTGAAATTATTCCCTCATGGGTTAACAATTGCGGCATCCCGTGCGGATACCCAGCAAAGATTAACTTTTTGCCTCGAGTTGGAGTAAACCCAGCAGATGGCTGAAGAACAGTTCTCCCGCCAGGAAGAGGGGATTGCAATCGCATAATCGCAAAGTCGTTGTCACCATCAATATGCAATATTTGAGCACCGATATGCTCATTCGCTTCAGTTTGAAGAATAACGGGATTAATTTGTCGCATTTCCTGTAAGTCACAACAGGTGGCCACAACATGAAAATTGGTTACAACCAAGTCTTCTCGCATGAAACTGAAGCCACTTCCGCAAGAATCTCCCGCAATTACCTGAAATGTTGCATTGGCTAAATCTTGGTGCATGTTTATACTCCACTAAAGGTGACCTGAAAGATGATAATGGAGTTATTTGACATCATTTCGAGTAAAATGCAGAGTTTTTTTTAAAGTAGAACAGCTCGCAACTTTAGTTCTATCGTACATTCCCCGCAAAGGTTCTCTTTTTTGACCAGTATCATCTCAAGAACTGAGCCCTCGGGTGGGATTATTCCATCAATAAAGATACTGCTGATGCTATCAACAGAATTAGTCATTGAAATGAAGGTAATATACTTCTCACTTTGAGCGCGATAGCCCTTTACGGTGCTGTAGTCCTGCGGTTTAGCTTCACTCATTTCGTAGCCTTTTCGGTTGGTTGCGGGCAGTTCGCCTGCACTGATTTGTTGTGTGTCAGAATGTCGCGCTTCGTCTGACGGTCAAGGACGTCGATATCGTGGTCAGTCAGGTAGATGATCCGCACCCAACTACATGCGGTATCAACCACCACTGGAGCGGGTGAAGTACTCGCGCAGCTCGCGATCAACATCGTCATCACGCATGTGGCTAACAGTCTGCTGTACATTGCTGGCCTCTCTGGTGGTTTCCTCTTTCCGTTCCGTCGAGGCGACGCTGGCAGCGGCCTTTTCTTCAGTGCGCTGCTGATCGGCTTTGGCTTCGGCCTTGCTGGTTCCACGTGCATGGCCAATGCCAAATGCGCCAGCGACAATGGCCAGCAACGCAGTTGCCAGACCAATAATCATTTCAATGCCCATGAGGACCTCACACCAGAACAGATTTAGCTTTCAGGAATCGGGCTCGTCGGTCATCAATGCCGTTCTGCCCACCGTTGATAATCTGTGTTACGCGCACTAAATCGCCGGGGTATTTCAAACAACCGCTTGAGGTATAGAACCATGCGGCGCTGCGGGCGGCGTTAATATCCTTCTCCAGAAGCTCAGGGTTGCCCACTAAATCGAGCCTCAGCGCAGTACCGCATCGCAGGTAATTATCCAGGAAAGTGATTTGCTTCAGTCCACGCCCGCGATATTTCCAGCCATCACCTGCCGACTTGTTGCCATAGCGATTGCTGTAGACCAGATTTGCGATTGCTTTCTGGCGTTCAAGCGGTAGCACCTTCTCAGACGATTTGCGCCCGAGTGAGTTTGCCTGGTCCTGCGTTAACCTGCCGTAACGAACAAAATCAGCAAGCCCGGCGATGCTGTAGTTGAAATTCTCCACTACCCTGTTAAACCCGAGGCTTTCATGGCCGCATTGAGCAATGAACATTGCCTGGTCGATAGCGGAAGTTATGCCAAACTCTTTCATCGCGGCTGTAATATGCGGAAACCAGCGCGCAGCTAACCCGGCGCTGATACCAGCCGCCTTCTGGAATTGTGTTTGATTCATTAGTGCCTCAGTACATCAACCAGCCGCGCTACATTGCCTCTTACGCTCAGCAGCACAACAAGGATCATGATATTGGCCGCAATGGTGGGCCATGATGAATAGGGATAGATGCCGCACAGATACGCCAGCGGCACAGAGCTGTATATCACTGTTATCAGCCATGCCAGCCGCGACACCCACTTACGATGTCGTGAGTCTCTGCGGCGATAGAACATCAACGTAACAACGACACCTGCACATAACAGCGCATTGATGGTTGCAGTAGGATCATTTAGTACCACCGGAACCTCCCCGGCGCGTTATTAGCGCCACCAGCGAGCCAATATCCTGATTGTTCAGGAAGGTGAGTATTTTTACGGCCAATGCCGAAATGATTACGGCACCAATTGCATCCAGAGGCTTATCGTTATACCCGGTCAGGTCGGATAACTTAGAACCGACCAGCCCGGAGCACAGAACTCCAGCGATATAGGACACAATGAAATAGGCCATCCGTCGTGGGGCGCTCAAATCGGCCGCTGTCGCTATATAAAAGACGGAACCAGCAAATGCCCCGAACACAACACCGTAGTCTGTACCGGTTAATAGCCCGTAAACACTCGCCCCAGTTAAAGCGCCACCAGCTAAGCCTGTGCCGGTTATTGGTTCGGACATCGGTCCCCCTCTATTGCTGTGAATCCTCTCAGAACGAGGGGAAAGAATTCAGGCCGCAGACTCATGCGTTTCACGGTTAATCTGCAATTTTTAGCCTGGGCCTGAAATGAAAAAACCCCGCCGAAGCGAGGTTGGATAAAAACAGTTGCTTAATTTCTATTAAATCAACCCTTCCTCATTAAGAAAGGAGAAGCCTTTTGAAGTAATAGAAGTGGCGAGCCAATGAGAATCAGCTTTTGACTGCACTGCTGTAATGTATCCCAGCTGATATAGCTTCTCTATAGCCGAATCAATTTTGTATGGAAGCTCAAAAGGGAAGCTGGTGTGTTGGACCGGCACTTTTAAGTTGGGGTCCGTCATGAGAATCATGATTTCTTTTTGATGCAGGGTAATAGCCATGTCTAACTCCTCTTTGTGGGGTTAACACGTATTTTACCATGCTTTAATGGGCCATTTTGGAGTGGCTATTTTTCGCACAAAACCCGCATTTAAGCGGGTTTTTAGTGGTTCTGCTGCTCAGTTCGCTTTAACGTCCCGAGCCTATCACAATTCAAGCACTTTCCGCGCAACTATTCAAGTAAAATCTGTCGCCATTTGTGCCAAATGCGTCACACATTGGTGCGTAAAGCATCGATTCTGCAAGATTTAGCCAAACATCGATCCTGCTCTCACAAGTCCGCAAGCACCATTCTGGATGCTTTTTGTTTAGCTCTTTCGCCATTGCCTTCTTGCTCATGCGATAGACATACCGATCCTTGATTAGCTTATAGAGGGCTTTATTCCCGGAGCGCACAAGCTGAGCACTAAGCACAGAATCAATTATCAATCCTTCCTCATCAGTACAAAAAGCCAGGCCGCTTTTATTTTTACCACTGAGGATTTCCTTAAAGAACGCTTCCAGCTCTGGCTTGGTAATGCCTGATTTCTTCATCCGGCGCAGAGCGTCATTGATGGCTGTTTTGGTTATCTTCCCGGAGGCCAGTAACTGGTTAAACATATTGCCGCCACTACCGCCGCCGATGTAAGACCAGCGGCCCCACATGCGCAGCTTCCCCTGAATCCAGATGGCCTCAAGCGTTTTCAGCCTGACCATTTCACCAGCTTTTCCAACCTCGGACGGGTTAATCATTATGCGTTCTCCACTATGCCAGCACGCCAATTGCCAGCGAACGATCCAGAAATCGAAACAGCAGCTCCAGCTGTGAGCCGTGCTTCTCCTCAAATGCCACGGTGTTAGCGTGCAACTCGTCGTGATGCGCTCTGCAAAGCGGCAACACAAACAAATCGTGCGCTTTCGTTCCCATTCCACCTTGTCCGTGGCCTATCAGGTGATGGGGATCATCTGCTTGTTTGTTACAGCAGACACACTGCTGAGACTTAACCCAGCGCGTCCAGCTCTCGTTTACCCAGCGGCGGCGCTTTGGTCGCAGCATGAATGATTCCGGCGTTTCAGGATCTACGCGAATACCGAGAATCTTTTTCTGCACCACTTCGCTCGCCGCTGGCTCCGGCACAATATCGCTCTCCTTCATCACCGGTTGATGCGGTATTTCCGGCAATCGCAGGGCTATCCGGGCCAGCGATTCAGGGATGACGTGCGCCAGATTGTTTATTACCAGCCACCAGCACAACTCCGGGATCGTCAGTTGATGGTCTTCGTTGAACCCCAGCTGTGAGCGGATGACCGTTATCAGCCAGGATACCAGGTTCCCACGCGCAATGCCTGCCAGCGTCTCTGTGTACTGATCACGCAGCAGATTATCGCAGGCCCAGCAAAGGCGGATGCTGCCTGGCTCATGCCGGAACAGCGTAAAATTTTCGCTGTGCCATGAGCCGTGGGGATACTGGCATTCAAAACGACGCTCCAGCTCGGACTCCAGCGAACTGATACCACCCGCGCGCAGAATGACATCTTTGTTTTCGAAGACTGGCTTCAAAACCGGGTCTTCTGCCAGTGGCTGCGTGGCGGGAGGGATAGCGCCAGTTGCGTAGTCGCTGTATTTTTCCGGTGCAGGCTCAATCAGTACCCGCCCTCTCCTGAACATCGGCATGAGATCAGCACCTGGGCGAAGAAGAACAACGCCCATGCGTGGGGCAATCTCAGGGGTTAGTAGTGCTCTCATATCATCTCCACGTCAGGCAACTGCACGAAAACGTCGGATGGTGATTTCTACTTTCCCTTTCTTCACGATGTTCCCCCACTCCACCAGCATGCGCTTAACCTGACTGTCGTCTTCCCAGACGCCTGTTAGTGTCAGGGCATCGAACAGCGCTTTGTTGTAGTTATCGATATCCCGACGGCGCTGATCCGGCGGATACAATACAATGTGAACCTCAGCCAGATCAGAGGATGGCCGGGGAACGGCTCGCAGTTGCTCAATAATCGCCGCTCTCGCTGCCTGCTGGAACTTGCGCCCTGTCTCGCTTACAAGATGCCTGCCTTTCAGCGGTCCCTTGCTCGGGGCGCGCCAGTAACTATTTACGCTCGGTGGAAATGGTAAAGTCAGTTTCATTTAGCCCCCTTAAAGTATCGCTACAACGTCTTTTGCGACTTCCCGCGTACTGCTTTTGCAGGAGATCGAACGGCGCGCTTTGATGAATTCCAGGTTAAAACCATGCTCCCGGTACAGGTCGAGAACCTTCGGTGCAGATGAGTTAGAAATCACTACCCGAGCTCCACGGTGAAAAGCAGATACACATTGCTTCGCCAGGTCTACCTGGTTCTCCCAGCTAAAACCACCAGCGGCGTAGGCGGTGAATCCGGTTGTTCCCGGCATCGGTTCGTAAGGTGGATCGCAGTAAACCACATCCCCTTTCCCGGCCAGGCTGATAGTTCGGCGATAGTCAGCAGTCATGAAGACGCAGTTATGCGCCATAGCCGCGAAGGCTTTCATCTCATCCATCGGGTAATACGGGGCCTTGTAGCCTCCCCAGCCCACATTGAACTTGTTCGCCTGGTTGTAGCGCATCAGGCCATTGAAGCAATGCCGGTTGAGATACAGGAATGCAGCTGCGCGTTCTGTAGCATCCAGCGTCTGAGCGTTGAACTCGGAACGGATCAGCTCATAGCCATCTGGTGACCGCATGTGCTCAAACATCCAGCGGGCCTTTAATTCCACTTCATCCGGCACCACCACTAACATCTGATACAGATTAATCAGGTCAGGGTTAACGTCCGCCAGCAGGTAATCTGCGTGCTTATCGCTGTTCAGGAATACCGCCCCACCACCAACGAATGGCTCTATCAGGCGTTTCCCTGCCGGGATATGCACGAACAGGTCAGCCAGCTGGGTATACTTTCCACCAGCCCATTTCAGAAATGGCTTGCTCATGAGCGGAACCCCGCTGGCACTGAATAATCCACGTCGGAATAACTGGACTTGAACGCCGTGTCTTGTTTTACCCACTTTCCGCCAGTCCAGGCTGGGCGTCCGGCTGCTTCCCATTTTTTGGCCTTGTCGAAATACTCGACACAGTTCTCGGGAGCAAACAGCGTTTTGGGCCGCAGGTAGTCGCTCATTTTTGGATCCTGAGCCCATTTCGCGTTAAGGTAGTCAACCACCAGCATCAGGTCTTCAGGGCTGTAATCTTCGGCCAGGCGGCCACGGATATAACCCAGCGTCGTTTTGGTTCGTCCCCCCTTGCCATAGGTCGAGTTGGTTACCCGATTGAAATGATCCAGAACGAGATCTGCCGGATCGGTCTGGTCTGGTTGCAGCGCAACCGGACAAGAGTCTTTACCTGTAATCTCTGTAGTACTCTCTGTTGTAATCTCTGTAGGATCATCAGGTCGTTTTGACCCGATGAGAGCGGTTCGTTTTGACCCGGTGGAGCGTTTCACATTGACCTCTTCCATCGTGTCATTTTGACCTGATGGAACAGCGCATTTTGACACCTTCGATTTGGTCACTTTGACCTCATCTAAAAGCTCACTCTCATAGTTGATCGTGTAGTAGTTGGTCATGTCACGCTGGGACTTGTTCAGTTGCTCGATTTTGAGCACGCCCAGGCTCTTCAGGCGGGTGAATGTGCGCTTCAGCGTGGACTCTGACCAGAATGGGAACTGCTCCAGCCACTGCTCTGTAGTGTTATAGATCCACCGCACACCGTCACGCTCCAGCCCGGAGGTTGTCTCCTTCAGCCAGTAATTCACCTGCTGTAACGCAATGGCTTCATTCAGGCCAATGCTGTACGCAAGGTCAGGATTGATGACTATCGGCCTTGATGGCATTAACAGGCTCATAAGACCCCTCTATTTCCCTGAATTTTCTTCTGAACTGCTCGATGGGACTGAAGCACTCATGCTCATATCCTTCCCGCAGGTATATAACGCGTTGTGTCTGGGGCTCCCAGCGGATGACTCGGACCGGGACACCGTAGTGATCTCTGAACCATCGGTTAAGTTCTCGCATACGCTCCCCGCCTGACCGTTAAAGTCCCCTACCACCCACTGAGCAAACTGGTAGCAGACAGGTTCGAATCCGCCTGGTACTCTTACCCCATACACGAACTGCACCTGTCCTGTTCCACCAGGAACTGGCCGCGCTACAAGTTGCGACCTGCGGTATTGTGTTGATAAACTGTTCATGCGTTAGTAATCTCCACTGATAACGACACGCCACGACGCCAGGAGCTGCAACTCGCTGGCGTCACTTCTTTTTGCGTGCAAACAACGTGATAATTGCGGCAATTTCTTCTTCACGAGCGGCCAGGTGGCGGCGGTGATGCACCATGATTTCTTCAGCTTCATGTCTTTCGATAACCCCGTCTTCAAGCGCCTGTTCGATAATCTGATCAACCTGCCCCCTGGCGGCAGAGGTACGCATTGCCCGGCTAAATAAGTCCACGCGGTCCAGCTCTTCCAGGTGCGGAACATCCACCAGCAGTGCACCACGACGGCGAGCAAAATATTCAGCTAGGTGAGATGTATTCGAAATGTCTTCCATCGCTTCCAGCTCGCTGACTTCGAAGAAACGACAGCCGTTTTTCTCGTAAAGGTTGTTGTTAAACTGCGTCACCGTCATTCCCAGTGCACCAGCCATTGCTTCGCGCCCACCTGGATATGCTTTGCACATAGATTTCACGACTTCTTTGAGGTTCATACCTACTCCTTTCAAACTCGGGTGGTAGTTACAAATTTGATGCAGTGACATTAAGCTTTCGCATTGCTGTACCTCTTAAATAGGCCCAGTCAATGTCAGGACGAAGCTCTTCGCAGGTGACAGCACCACCAGTAGCTTTCTCAATCTCAGGGCATCGTTCCGCAGGTATTTGCCTAATGCCCGTTGTCCATTGATTCACTGTTGGTGATGAGATGCCTAGATTCCTTGACAAAGCGGCTTGTCCCCCAACAATGCGGCAGGCTTCACTGATTGCTTCAAGGCTACTTCTCATAAACGGATTCCTATGATTTCCACACAAGCAGATATTAGGCTAAGCCTAATAAACAATCAATAGGAATTGCCTAAGCTAAAGGTTATGAGGATTATTAGGCAATGCTTAGTGGTAAAGAATTGGGCCGAGCGATCGAGCAGGCCATAGACAAGAAGCTTTCAATAGGTTCTGCCAAGAGTAAGGCGGAAATCGCACGTCATTTCAAAATAAAACCCCCATCAATCCATGACTGGATCAATAAAGGCTCCATATCGAAAGAGAAGCTACCAGAGCTTTGGAACTACTTTTCTGATGTTGTGGGCCCCGAGCACTGGGGACTAAAAGGATACCCGCTAACTGATACATGTGAGCCCGCAACAGATCCCATAGTTAAAAATGGTTCTATTGACGAACTCTATAATAAGGCTTCGAGAGAGAAAAAGGCTATCATTGATTTTGTCCTCTTAGAGCAAGGACAGCGTATACCTGGTTGGGTAGATAGCGACGCTAAAGCATATTTAGACTCACTAGAGATGAAGATAAGGAGATGGGCAGAGCAGGAGGAAGATGGAAAAAAACAAACGAAAGCCAGAGCTTAAGCTTATATGGTCTAACGGACAATATCTCTAAGCTCCATACATGTTAAAAGCTCTGAGATTGATTCACTTGCATAACTCAATCCCTGTGGGGGATTGGCTTGTATGAAGCCCATCTGGGGATTGTGACTTGCTTTGATTTAACAGCAGGTTTTCACTTTGCATGGAGGATGCATGGAAAACTTCAAAGTACGTCTTAAAAATCACATTGAACATGTTAAAAATGTTAGGGAAGGTGCGAATAAGCAGGTCATTTCTTCCCAAGCTGACTCGCTGATTAAAATTTCGCGGATCTGGGCCGATTTTTTTCCCGCAAACACATCGAATCAGCCTATTTAGGCTATTTTTTCCACCATTTCTGGCGTTATTTCCGGTTTTTACTGAGATCTCTCCCACTGACGTATCATTTGGTCCACCCGAAACAGGTTGGCCAGGGTGAATAACATCGCCAGTTGGTTATCGTTTTT